AAAACACCATAACGGCCACGAGCAATTCGCTCCAGTTTTCGATAATAAAGTCCATGCGTATAGGTTTATGCGTGAGTAATAGTCAAGGTAAAAGAGCCGGGTTGCACGGTTACGGTGCCGGACGAGAGGGACAGGATATTGAGCTCCACTTGGGCGGTGTTGTCCTGTTGCCAAAAGTTGACGCTCCCAGCCGAGCTTGTTATGGTATAGGTCTGCACCGTGCCGTCTCCGACAATAGCGGGAGAGGTGTAGGTTGGGACTGAGAAGAAGCCCGTGGTATTCTGCATGGAGAGCGACAGGAGCGCCCCGGACGGGGCTCTTACGTCCAAGGTAACAGATACCTGCACCGTGCTTGTTATCGCTACGGGTAGCGCTTTAATTTCGTTCACCGCTAGATTCCAACCCGCCGAGAAGCCCGCGCGGAGAGACTGCGAGAAAGTCGTGGTGCCTCCGAGGATACTCCCAAAGGAGATTGTCTTGGGCCCTGTCGTGGTGTAGTTGACCGAGGCCGTGCTGTTCGTCGTGAATGTAGACACCTGCCCCGAGGGGTGGAAGTCGAGAGTAACAACGCCGTCCCCGTCGTCGGTGAGGGAGCCGTTGGGTACATTCATGGTGGCCACGCTGAGCACGTCGGGCGAGCCGTCGAGCTCTTTGATCCGTAGCAAACCCCGGGCCTTGAACGAGGGCGTGGTGCTACCCTCCGGCTCTACTCCCTCAAGGGGTGCATTACACGAGTCATAGGAGTACGGCACCGAGATAGACAGGTCGAGCAGGCACCCGGCTAGGGCGTTGCTCTTCTCCTCCTCGAGCGGTGTAACACTCGCCCCGGTAACGTCGTAGTGGTATCCGAAGCTAAAGATGTTCCCGCCGTTCTGAATGTCCGCCAGGATGTCCTCGGCTACCTGCTCCGCGTCGGAGATGGATTCGCGCTGGTAGTCGGTCTTGCTCGCCTCGGCAGGGGGCACGCTGAGGATATAGCACTCAAGGTTGTACGTCTTAGCCCTCTCGCTGTTGTAGTCGCCACCGGTGTAGACGAGATGGAGGAGGGGGTACTGGTCGAACTTGTTAAGGTCGACGTCGGCAGGGGAGCCGTAGGAGAACGTGCGAATAAACTTGTGGTCCTCGCAGAACGCCTCGAACTTGCTTACGATATTGTTGAAGGTTATCATGCCCGCGCCTGTTTTATTTGTTGGTCTCGCTTGTGGTTAAGGTCTCGAAGGAAGGCGAGGTGCGTAAAGACTGCACCCACCGGGAGAGCCGTAACCGCGTCCATTTTGAGAACGTCCTCGCCCGCGAGCGTAAAGAGGGCCGGATACCATCCCCACTTCTGCCCAAACTCATCACCGCCACCGCCGTCTCCGCTAAAGATTTGCGCGTAGTGCTCAGCAGTTTGCGCTCGGTAGTCCAAAAAAAAAGCAACGCGCCAGCCACGTAGGGGGCCGGCATATCGAGGAACACGTCGGCGTCCTCCTTGGCGGTGTACTTCTCGATGGTGTAGGCGTCGCCTAGTTTCCTGTCGAGGGGTCGGTATAGGACGCTCATAGCCTTGTGCGCCGTCTTCCAAAAGTCCTCGCAGTACACCTCGAGGTCTATCCACTCCCCGGCGGTGAACTCCTCCCAGTTCGGGATGAATCCGTAGGGCGTGCCCTTGAGTTCAACGATGCGCTGAAAGTCGGGGGCCTCGTTTGCCAGGAGGTTGGTAAGGTAGGCGTCGCCCTTCACAATCAAAGGCTGGGGCATCTCGCGTAGCTTGGAGACACCAAGGCCCGTAACGGCGTCGAGGCGCCGGATGGGGTCGGTCTCCGTTTGCAAGGCTTGGAGGTGCCGTAGCTTGAGGTCTGAGAAGGTGGCAGGAAGTCGCAGCTCCATATAGTAAAGAGAAAAAAGTGGGTGAATACTCAGGTCCAAAAGTTACGGCATAAAAAAACCCCCGCGAGTGCGGGGGCTTCCTTTGCTTATCCTTTGGCTTGTCGATCCTTCTCGAGCCAAATCTCTTGTCCCGGAGCTCCGACGTAGTCGTCGTTCAGAACGTACTTCGAGGCGTTGTCCCGTTGAACTACTACGCCCTTGGTCCTGTCTCGCTCGGGAGCGTCGGCTTCCGGCTGAACAATAACGTCCACGTCTAACGCCCAACCGTCTCTCTGCTCGCCTCTACCGCAGAGCGTGAGGGCTGTCATCTCGCCTTTATAGAATCTCATTTGCACCGGTGGCTCAGTGTCGGGAGCCCAAGTGGCGCCCCCGTAATCTTTCACCGCCCAGTGCTCGTGGTTGAAGACGAGCACGCTATACTGTTCCATCTTCTTAATGCCCGCCCTCTTGCGAGCCTCTTGGATGGTTGAACCAGTAGCCCAGCTCATAGGCCAGGCGGAGCCGGTAACGAGAACCGACTTGGATTTGTTTGGCTTGTTTGCCATTGTGTTGTAGGTTTTGCCGGGTCGCCCCGGCGGTTAATGTTTGAACTAGTACGTCAAAGAACTAGAACAAAGATACAACAAAATTTGCAGTTATCCAAATCGAGCTTGGGCTAGCCAAGGACGTACCGGCCGAAGTTGGGATTAGTTTGGTTCCATGTTATGGCGTATCGCGAAGCGTCGACGAAGTGGTCGAAACCCGGCGCGGGCTCGTTAAGCTGGCGCCCGTTCTTGTCCTCTCTCCACTTGTAGTTGCGGAGCTCTTTGATGCCGTTCACGCTCCGCTCCGTTATGAGCAGGGGACGCGACCGGAGGAAGTCGATACCGTTCCGCACCGAGTCCGGTCCCTTCCTGGCTGGGTGTACGTTAAAGCCGTGGCCATGTATCTCGTCGATAGACTTGGGCTCGGCTGAGTCGGCCACCACCATAGCCTTGCCGATGTCGGCGTCGCGTAGCGTCTGAGCTATGGCCGAGTTGGTGAGGCCGGTGGCGTAGCAGACTTCGTCGAGGCAGAAGCCGTGGCCGTCCGTGTAGACCTTGACAATGGCTGTCGGGTCGTTGGTGTATCCGAAGTCGAGGCCGAGGTTGAGGAGCTTCCACCCGTCCGGCACTTGGGGTACCTGCTTCCAGTGCGTGAGGATGGTCGAGCGGGATACCCCCCTTTCGCCTAGACCGTACACCCTCCAGTAGTCGGGGTCGGCTTCTTGTAGCCGTTCAATCTCCCGGACGGTTGACTCTGCTAGGAAGGGGTTGTCCTTGTAGGTGGTCTGAAAGAACTCGTGGTCGTCCCGTGTGAGCACGTGGTCGTATATCCAGTGGAACTCGTCGGAGGGGTTGTAGTCGATGATGGCCCGCCCGGTGGTTCGAAGCATAAGCTGTCGCCAGTCCTCCAAATTGAGCTCCGTCGCCTCGTTGCAAAAAAGGACGTCGCGCTTCCTACCCCTGACCTTCGCGGGTTGGTCAACCGAGATGAACTCTACGAGGTTGCCGAAGAGGAGGTAGGTGGCTTGGGACTTGTTGTGCAGGTCTGGGTTGTAGATGTCCTCGCGTTCGAGTATCTCGAAGAAGTCCCTCATGCACGACGCGCGGATCGCGGGGAACGTCTTGCGGGCGATTGTGATAACCGCACCGGAGTTCTCGTTGCGGTGGCACAGCTCGATGAGAGCCGTGAGTATGGAGTAGGTCTTGCCTGAGCGCGTGCCCCCTTGGTGTACCTGCACCTTGGCCGTGCTGTTCTTGACGTGGTAGTATGTGGCGGGCTGTCTCAACTCACGGTCGAGTCGTCAGACACGAACCACGAGAGGGGCTTCTTCTCGGCTACCTCTATCTCCTGGCGCTCCACGTACCCGCGTCCCTTGCCCTTGGTTTTCAGGAAGAAGATGGTGGCGGACACGTTGCCCTCGCTTATAAGCTTGTGGAGGTGGTGCTCTGCGAAGTCTAGGACCACGTCGGGCAGGTTCTCGACGGCTTGCTTATAGACCTTGTCGTCCTTGAGCCAAGTGTAGTGTGTTTGGCGTGAGATGCCTACCGACTCGCAGGCCATCTTCACCACCCCGAGGGAGCGCGTCAGCGCCTCGACCATAGCCCTCTTTTTTGGGGGTAGGCTGTCTAGTTCCGTCAGGGGATCATTTTGTCGCAGTGTCTGCATGGCTTGGGTTCTTTGGGTTGCTCTTCCTTTGGTTCCTCCTCTGCCTTCCATACGGGTACGCCCCACGCGTCGAGCTCTTCGGCCTCCCACTCATTTGCCAGGAGGTCCCAATCCCACTCGCCCGCGGAGACGTTGTCTTTAATCATGGCCCGGCGTTGCTTCTCTGCGTCCCAGTCTACGACGACGCACGGCACGCTCTCCCACCCTAGCGCCACGCAGGCGCGGAGGC